CCGAGGCGTGTGCGATGCTGGACATGGCGGATCGCAACCGGAAGCGCGAGGCGGAGTGATGTGGCATTCGATCAATGGGCACGTCGTGCTGGCCTTGATGAGACGGTTGGCGAGGGCGATGTAGATGCCAACCTGGGGAACACTTAGCGGTCACGGCGTCCTCCGCCGCCTCCTCGCCGTCTTCGTCTTCGACGCCGACACGAAGGGCCTCGAGCGCGGCAAGAAGAAGACCGAGGATCTCCTCAAGGACATGAAGAAGGTCGCCGCCGCGTTCGCGGGCGGCGTCATCGCCAAGGGCATCGGCGAGTTCGTCAAGAACACCGTCGACGAGATGATGCAGATCCGCAAGGGCGCCGCGGAGCTTCGCATCACCACCGACGAGATGCAGGCGCTCCGCTCCGCTGGCCGTGCGCTCGGCATGGATGTGAGGTGGCTGCACTTCTCCATGGAGCGGCTCCAGGTATCCACGGAGCTCGCCGAGCGAGGCAGCAAGCGCCAGGCGGAGAGCATGAAGTTGCTCGGCCTGGAGACGCGGAAGGCAAACGGCGAGCAGAAGTCTGCCGCCGAGTTGTTCCTCGACACGGCCGACGGCATCGCCAAGCTCAAGGATCCGACCAAGCAGGCCATCGCCGTGTGGGACATGTTCGGCCGCGGCGCGCACCGGCTCCTGCCGCTCCTCCGACTCGGGCGTGAGCGCATCCAGGAGTTGATGGACGCGACCAAGGAATACGGTCGCTACGAGAAGGAGACGATCGAACAGGCGGCGAAGTACACGATCACGCTGGAGCACCTGCGCCTGCGTTTCGTGGGCCTCAAGAACTTCATCATGAGCCAGTGGCTTCCCATCCTCGACAAGCAATCGCAGGACGTCATCAAGGCCGTCCAGTGGTTCATGAAGTTGGCGAAGAATTCGCTGGCGGCGGAGGCTGCGCTGCGGCTGCTCCAGGTGGCCATGGGCGTCCTGGCGCTCAAGATGGCGTTCGCCTACCCGAAGGCCACGGCCCTCATCGCCGGCCTCACGGCGCTGTGGCTCATCGTCGATGACCTGATGGTGCTGTTCCGCGGGGGGCACTCGCTCATCGGTGACGCCATCGATGGCCTCTTTGGCAAGGGCGCATCGACCGCATTCATCGAGAAGGTGCGCGACATCTGGAGGGACATCGAGCAGTTCGCGAGCCTGACATGGGAGCACACCAAGAAGGTGCTCAACATCAAGGACAGTGCGGACACCAGAGCCCACGTCGGCGTGTCGTCGCCTGCCGTGCTTGATCTGCAAGACAGGCAAGATCGCAAGCGCGCCGACGACGAACTTGGTCGATGGGAGAAGCGAGCGGGGAAGGGCGGCAAACTGAAAACAGTGACTGAAGGCTCGCTGTCGTTTCTTCCCAGGGCGTTCCAACAAGACTCCGGTGCGGGGATACTGCAACAGGGCGTGAAGGACATCGCGGAGTCGCTGGGCCTGTACACGTCACCGGAGACCAAGGCGCATCAGGCGGCGCGGGAGTCGATGAACGCCGGAGACTGGCAGGTTCAGGTCAACTTCCACGGACCGATCTTCCATCCCGAGAGCGAAATCCGGCGCATCGCCGAGCAGACGTGGAAAGAGTCGACCAAGGCCGCGGCTGCCGCCCTCCGCCGCGAGAAGCACGCGAGCGGGGAGTAGCCGATGGCTCTCGTCTTCTTCTCCTGGGTCGACTACGACGGCAAGAACCACGACCTCCTCCTCGACGCATCGCCGTCGCGGCAGCACGCCATCGCCGCCCAGGTGACGGAGCACCCCGTCGAGAAGGGCACGCCCGTCACCGACAACATCCGCCCGCTGCCGAGGCGCATCACGGTCGACGGCTTCATCACCAACACGCCCATCGCCGCGCCGCCCGTCGTCAAGACGCTGGCCGGGCTCGGCGATCTCGGCTCGGTGTCGCGCGCCAGCCCGAACGACGTGGGCGGCGGAGCGGGAGTGGACGCGGAGCAGACGCGGGTGACGTTCTACCCGGCCACCACCAACGCCTCGTTCATCCGCGGCCCGCGCCCTCCGTTCGAGGCGGTGGCGCTCGACTTCCTGGAGGGATTCGACCGCGTGCGCGAGTCCTTCGTGGCGCTCGTCGAGGCCGTCACCAGGGGCTACCTGTTCTACATCGCCACGTCGCTGACGGACTACTCGAACATGGCGGCCACGTCGATGACCGTCAACGAGACGACGCACGCGGCGCAGGCGCTCCAGTTCTCCATTGAGTTCCAGGAGCTTCGCATCGTGTCGACGCAGGTGGTAGCCGTGCCGCCGCGCATCGCCACCAAGGAGCATGTCGGCCAGAAGACGCCGACGCCGGCCGACGGAGCGACGGACAAGAAGTTGGAGTCCATCATCGCGGCGGGGTTCAACCCGCGATGAGCGCCCTCATCATCGACCGTTACAGCGACGCGCTGGCGTGGGATGCCATCGTCCCGCTCGAAGGAGTGGAGTATCTGCTCTCGTTCTTCTGGAGCGATCGAGAGAGCCGCTGGTATCTGTCGATCTACAACCAGGACAACGACCCGCTGGCGCTGTGGATGTGCCTCAACGTCGGCGCCTTCCCACTCCGGCGCTTCCGCGCGCAGGCGAACATCCCGCCCGGCGCATTCGTCGTCATCGACACGTCGGGCGAGGACGCAGAGACGAGCGCCCCCGAGGACTTCGGCTCGCGCGTGCTGCTGGCCTACATCACGAGCGACGACGAGCGCATTGCAGGGCGGTCCATCGTCGGGGTGATGTAGCCGTGGCGCTGCCCGACGAGGCGCTGTTCCGGCGCACCTGGCGCGTGCGGGTGCAGTTCACGGAGACGGAAGCGCTCGACGTGTCGGCGCTGGATCTGGAGTTCAAGATCCTGCGCACGCTCAAGCCGGCGCCGAACCGAGCCGTCATCACGCTCTGGAACGTCAACCCGGAGCATCGCGCCGCGCTCCTCAAGCGAAACCGACCGAACGGGCCGAACGGCGCCGACGTGCCGATCTTCGTGCAGGTGGAGGCCGGCTACCAGGGCCGGAACGCCACGCTGCTGTCGGCGGACATGCGCGAGGTGGCGAGCCGCCGTGAGGGCGAGTCGTGGAAGACGCTCATCTCCATGGACGACGGTGGCGCCGCCGTGCGCGCGGCGCGCTTTCCGAACGGCGGCGTCCAGTTCACGAAGGGCACGCCCATCGGGCAGGTGCTCCGCCAGGCGGCGAGCGCCGTGGGCATCGGGCTCGGCAACGCCGGCAACTACGAGGCCACCGCCGACATCTTCGGCTGGAACAAGGTGCTGCCGCACACCATGACGCTGACGGGGCCAGCCTACGACGGGCTGAAGCGCGTCACGGACAGCATCGGCGTCACGCTCAGTGTGCAGGGCGGCGTGCTCCAGCTTCTCCCCAAGGGGCGCCCGCTCCGGCAGAGCGCCATCCGCCTCTCGCCCGACACGGGCCTCCTCGAGAGCCCCGAGGCGGCCATCGATTCCACGGTGAGCCTCGGCTTCGCCAAGACGGCCAGCGGGCGCCCGTCCACGCCCTCGCCGCCGCATCCCAGGAACACCGGCATCCTCAAGGTGAAGTCGCTGCTCATCCCGGGCCTTGTGCCGGGCCGCGTGGTGCAACTCGACTCCGAGGCATACAAGGGCAGCTACGAGATCAGCGAGGTGGAGTACGTCGGCCAGTCCTTCGGAACGGAGTGGTGCGCTATCATGGTGCTGCGGAGCTACGTGAACGCATGATCGACGGAGCCACGGAGCAGGTCACCCTCGACGAGTTGATCCAACTCGCGCTCGACGCGCGGATGGCCGAGGTGCACACGTCGATGCCGGCGGTGGTGGAGTCCTACGACAAGGACGCCGGCACGGTGAAGGTGACGCTGCCTGTGAACAAGGCCGTGCCCGACGGCAGCGGGAACTTCGTCAGCGAGCCTTATCCACAGCTTGCCGACATCCGCGTGGCGTGGCCCGGAGCTGGGAAGTTCCTCATCACCTGGCCGCTGGAGAAGGGCGACGAAGGAACGCTCGACGTGTGCATGCGGAACATCGGCCCGTGGCGCACGACGGGCGCCGCGGGGGATCCCGGGGACATCGGCTTGCACACCCTCGACGGCGCCGTGTTCCGCCCGTCGCCGCTGACAGACAGCAAACCGCCGACGACGGCCAGCGCGAGCAACATGGTCATCGGCAGCACGACGGACGCCAAGGGGCGCATCGTGTGCAAGCCGGCGGCGGGCGAGCTTGGCCAAGGGGCCACGAAAGGCATCGCGCGAAGTGGGGATGGCGTCAAGGTGACCGGCATCAGCGCTTTCACCGCCTCTTCGCTCACCTTTTCGACAGTGGATAGCGCAGGGGTAGCCGGGACGGTGACGATTAGCGTGGCAGGTGGCGCGCTCGTCGTGGCAACCATTGGCGGAGTCGTCACGCCGCTCAAGTTCTCCGGAGCCGTGGCATCGGCCAGTTCGTCGTGGACGTGCGAGGACTGACATGGCCACCCTCCGCCTTGCCATGGCCGTCGACGCCAACAACCCAGTCATCGGCGACATCTACATCACGCCCGAGGGCACCACGCGCCTCACGGCGTCGCTTGCCGAGGAGGTGCAGCAGACGCTTTACCTGCGCTTCTCGTTCTTCCTGGGCGAGTGGTGGCTCCAGCCGACGGCGGGAACGCCGTGGTTCCAGCGCATCCTCGGCGTCAAGAGCACCGACGAGATCGTCGCTGGCATCCTGCGCACCGTCATCACCACCTGCCCTGGCGTGGCCACGCTCAACTCCTTCGCGCTGAACACGAGCGGGCGCACGGCGTCGCCGCGCTTCCGGTGTACGCTGACGGATGGCACCGTGCTCGTCGACAGCAACGTCCCATTCATTCTGCCGGCTGGCGTGGGCTAGGAGCGCACCGTGGAACTGCTACCGACCGGACTTCAACTGGACACGCTCGGCGAGATCGTGGACGAGCTCAACCAGGCGGCGCTCGCCGGCATCGCGCCGACGCTGAACCTGAACGCCCCCGATCCCATCGCCGTCATGAGCGGCGTCGTGGCCGAGCGCCTGGAGTCCATCGAGCAGCTCGTCGGCGCGATGTACTCCGGCATGATCCCCGACAACGCCACGGGCGACCAACTGACGGGCCTGTGTCTCATCACCGGCACGGCGCGCCAGCCGGCAGACGCCACCGTGGTCGACTGCGACATCACCGTGGACGCGGCCTTCACCGCTCCCGCGGGGACGATGTTTGCCAGCGTGAACGGCGTGCCGAACCTGCTCTACACGAACGTCTCCGAGTTCACGACGGGCGCCGCCGGCACCACGTCGGGCGTGACGTTTGAGTGCGTCGAGACGGGGCCGAATGCTGTCAACGCCAACACCCTCACCGTCATCTCATCGCCGCTCACCCACTGGACGGCCATCAACAACCCTGCCGCCGGGGTGGCCGGACACAGCATTGAGTCGGACGCGGCGCTGCGCGCGGAGCAGCGCGCGGAGTTGGCCCTGGGCGGCGCCTGCACCGCAGCGGCGCTCGCCGCGGACATCTTCCGCTACATCCAGCCGTCGCAGTCGCCCCTCACCGTCCCCGGCATCCAGACGGGGCCGGCGATCGGCGACAACCCATTCACCATCGCCGCGGCCACCATCAGCGTCACGGTGCTGGAGAACATCACCGACGCCACCGACGCGAACGGGCTGCCGCCGCACTCCATCGAGGTCATCGCCTACAACGGGGGCGCCACCGACGCCGAGGGCACGAATGCGCTCTGCGCGCTCATCCTCGCCGACAAGGCCGCGGGCATCCAGACGTACTGCGGCAACGTCGTCCAGACGTTCAAGACCATCACCGACGACCAGGGCATCGCCCAGGACATCTACTACACGCGCCCGACGGAGTTGACGACGGACATCAGCGTCGTCGTGCTGGCTCGCAGCGGCCACACCGTCACCGATCAGGAGGTGAAGGACGCTATCTACGCCTACGCCTATGGCACCGACGAGGCCGGCGTGGCGCTGGACGGCTACACGGCGCACTGGACGCCGGGAGCGACGGCCTACCAGTCCTCGGTGGTGGGCGCCATCTTCGCCTTCGACATCCCCGGCGTGGCCAACGTGACGAGCGTCAACCTGTCGGCCGCCAATGTCGGCAACGACATCGTGCCGACCATACGCGAGATCGTCACCATCGACACCATCAACGTCACGATCTCATGAGCCTCACCCACATCACGAACCACTACGAGCTCGCCGTGGCGCGCCTTCCGAGCGCCTACCGGGAGCGCCCGCGCTACCTCGCGTGGCTCGCGGCCTACTGCGCCAAGGTGCAGGAGATCGAGGACGTGGTGTGGGACATCATCGTCGGCCGGATGCTCCAGAACGACCCGGCGGACGATCTGCTGGCGAAGCTCGCCAACTTGGTACAACAGCCGTCGTGGGGCCTCACCGATGCGGAGTGGCGTTTCATGGTGCGCGCCCGCATCCTGTCGCTCCGCTCTCATGGCCGGCGCCGCGATCTCATCGCCGTGGCGAAGGCGTTGTGGCCGCTGACGCTGACACCGGACGTGTGGGTGTTCGACATGGTGCCGGCGGCGGTGCTGCTCATTCCGCAGGCGGCCTACGTCCTCGACCCATACATCATGTATGACTTCTTCCTGGCGCCTGCGGTGGCGGCCGGAGTGCGGCTCCAGTTCATCTACTTCCCCGTCTTCCCGTCAGGGACACTGATGCTATCCGATTCCTCTGGCGTCTACGTCCCCGAAGAAGCGCAGTATCTCAGCGACTCATCCGCCGCCTTCACGGGCGGACTTCTCGCAGGAGCGATCTGATGCCCCGGCCGACCGTATCTCCCGACTTCGCCACCGACTCCAACTTCACCGCGCCAGGCAAGGCGTGGGATGGCCAGCCGACGAAGGTCGCACCCGGCGGCATCAAGACGGAGGGGTGGGAGCCGCAGACGCCGCTCGCGGCGCAGCACATCAACTACATGGTCGGAAACCATGGGGAATGGATCAACTACCTCGACGGAGTGGCCGGAGGCATCTTCGGATACGGCGCCTTCGGATCGGCGGCCTTCGATGGCGTATCGGCCGTGTCCGGCTGCTCCCTCGCCGCTGGCGTGTACACGGCGACGCAAGATCTGTTCTACACCGACGCCACGATCTCGGCTGGCGTCGAACTGAAGATGGCCGGGTATCGGCTCTACGTCAGCGGCACCCTCACGATGTCGTCTGCGGCGCCGATTATCAGTTGCAATGGCGTCGCCGGCAGCGGTGGGACTGCGGGAGGTGCGCCCGGGAACATCCTGTCATCCACGGGCGCAGGCGGAGCCGGTGGCGCATCTGGCGGCCCGAACAACGGCGTCGCAGGCTCGAACATCGTCAACGTCCTCGGGAACGTCGGCGGAGCGGGGGGCAATGGAGCCGGCGGCGGCGCGGCGGCTGGAACGATCGCGGCTCCGTCGGCATCTGCTGGCCA